GTCGCTTGGAAGATCTACGATGCAACAACAAGTTCGTTTATTACTTTTGCACAAGGCGATATTGTCAACGGACTTCAGCACGTAACAAACACAAACACCGACACGGTAGCTACTTTGTACTTAGGTTTGGGAACCAATTTTCAGGAATACAACATTATCTGCCGTATGACTACCAGCATCTCGACTGTGTTCGAACAGGAAGCACGGCTTCGCGTAGTGGAGAAAAATTAAATGGCATACGATTTCTTGGGACTAACGAATGATATTGCCCGTCGGTTGAACGAAACAGAACTGACATCGGCAAACTTTTCTACTGCTACTGGTGTATACGGACAGTTAAAGGACTCTGTAAACGCTGCAATTCGTGATGTTAACCAGTCTCATTTTGCTTGGCCTTTCAATCATAACTATGATACGATAACTATGACAGCAGGTCAGATGCGGTATCCTTTGCCAACTAACGCAAAGTATGTGGATTTTGATACAGTGCGCTTGGAACGTAGTACAACACCCCTCGTTGAAAATGCACGTAAACTAAGTCAGCTTTCTTACGATGAATACGTCTCTAGATATATCGACGATGAATACAAAGCAGCATCACAAGGCAGTGCACCAGAATACGTTGTTCGTGCACAAGATACCGACATCATTTTTGCACCTATTCCAGATGCAGCATATTCCGTAAAGTATGAATATTATATGTATCCTGCAGATTTGGTAAACGACACTGACGTACCTACCATCCCTTTCCGTTACCGACATGTAATTGTAGATGGCGGAATGTATTACGCATACATGTTCCGCGACAACCTAGAATCTGCACAGCTATCATTTCGTAAGTTTGAAGACGGTATGAAGCGTATGCGTGTACAAAACGTAAACGAGAATATTTACGCAAGGGCGGTTTAGATGCCAGATCGTTGGAATACCAACATATTCGAACTGAAGGGTGGCCTGATAACCAATCTGTCTCAACTGCAGCATGGTATTACAGCACCCGGAAGTGCACGAATACTAAGAAACTTTGAACCGTCGGTTTTTGGTGGGTATCGTAGAATCGAAGGATTTGAAAAGCACGACAGTGATCCTGTACCAAACTCCGGGGTTATAAGAGGATTACAAAGGTACGGCGGAAATGTGTACGCTGCACGGGGAGATGGTATATTCAGATCTGCTGGTACAGGTTGGACTGAAATAACTGACAACGCTACATTTAGTAGTACGGGCGTCAACATAGGTTCTGGATCTAGTAAAGTAAGATTTTTAAAGTACGATTTTGGTGGCACTGAAAAACTTATGATTGTGGACGGGGACTCTGGAAATAAGCCGTTTACCTTCAACAATCTTGTATTTCAAGAAGAAACCGGACTGCCTAACGATACGCTAGGATGTACGCACATAGTCAATTTTAAGAATCATATTTTTCTTGGAAATGGTAAAAATCTTATTTTTTCTGCACCATATAGCGATACAGACTTTACAAGTGCGTCTGGTGGTGGTATAATAAACGTAGCTGATAATATAACTGGCTTAATTGTATTTCGTGAACAACTAATTATCTTTAGTGAAAATAAGATAAACAGGTTAGTTGGTAGCAGTGTTGCAGACTTCACCCTTCAGCCCGTATCAAGAGACTTAGGGTGTGTCGCAGCGGATACAATTCAGGAAATTGGCGGTGACATTATATTTTTAGGCCCAGACGGTTTGCGTACTTTTTCAGCTACGGATCGTGTGGGTGACTTTGCACTAGGAGTAATATCGAAGCCTATCCAAACAGAAATGTTAGATCTTATATCTAGCAGTTCTTCTTTTAGCAGCGTAGTTATCAGAGAAAAAAGCCAGTATCGTATCTTTGGGTACAACGCGACTTACCAGACTTCGGGAGCAAAGTCGATTGCTGGGACGCAACTACAAGAAGGTATATCGTGGAACGATCTTCGTGGGTTCAAAGCATACGTTGCTTTTAGTGAATACGATGGAAACGCAGAATATATATACTTTGCAAACGAATTAGATTACGTGTATCGGATGGAACAAGGTAATACTTTCGATGGAACGAACATCACAGCAACATTTGCAACCCCGTACGTTCCGCTCCAAGATCCTAACTTGAGAAAGACAGTATTCCGTAACACAAGTTACATCGATGCAGACGGTGCATTTGAACTGCAGATGTCAATTAAATACGACTTCGACCAGACAGGTTCGGTGCAACCACTACCAGTTACCCTAAACAACGCAAGTGCAAGTTCCGTTGTTTATGGTGCAGGTGTATATGGCACATCTTCGTACGGCAACAAAGCCCGATACATTTACGATGAGCCAGTAACGGGTTCAGGATTTACCGTATCAATCCTATACGAAACACTAGGTCAAACAACCGACTCGACATTTACCATAGACTCCGCGTCCATACAATACGGACTCTATGGAAGGAGATAATAGATATGGGTACAGGATATACTCGTAACGATACCCCAAACAACATTGCGGATGGTAACGTTATTAACGCTGCTGACTTGGATGGTGAGTTCGACGCAATTGTAGCTGCGTTCAATGCTTCCACAGGTCATAGCCACGATGGAACAACAGGAGAGGGACCGCCTATCACATCTAGTGGTTTGGCGGCTAATTCTGTTACGGCGACACAGGTTGCAGCAAACTCTGTTGCACTTGGAACCAAAACAACAGGTTCTTACGTTGAACAAGCTGCTACATCCGGTAATGGTATCAGCGGATCGGCAAATGCTGAAGGTGCTACGTTTACTGTAACATCTAATGCAACCGACGCCAACACAGCAAGCACCATCGTATTTAGAGATGCAAGTGGTAACTTTTCTGCAGGGACAGTAACAGCCGCCCTCACAGGTAACGTAACGGGCAACGTAACAGGTAATGTTACTGGTAACGTCACGGGTAACGTAACTGGTAACGCCGATACGGCTACCACCCTTGCAACAGGCCGCACAATTGGAATGACAGGCGATGTGGTATGGACATCTGCCTCATTTGATGGTTCAGGCAACGTAACAGGCACAGCTACAATTCAAGCCAACTCAGTTGCTTTGGGTACGGATACAACAGGCGACTACGTATCTGATATCACAGCCGGAACAGGTTTAGCATCTACAGGTGCTACATCCGGTGAAAATATTGGGCACACACTTTCTCTCGACCTAGATGAATTAACTACATCAGTAAACGATACAGACGGTGATTTCTTTGTTGTAGTAGATTCACTTGGTGATCAAAGAAAGCTGACAAAAGCAAACATTAATCTTTCAGGATTTAATGACGATATAACTTCTGGAATAAGCACGGATGTTGTAAACGATACTACACCACAGCTTGGCGGCGGTCTTGATCTTAACAGCAACGATATTACTGGTACAGGCAATATCAGCATTACAGGATCTGTTACATCCGACGGTTTTGTAGGTGGAGATAGTGATAAAATTCAACTTGGCGCAGGAACCGACCTAGAAATTTATCACGACGGTACAGATAGCATCATAGACAATTTGAGTAGCGTAGGTAGTATCAAAATACAAGATACTTCATCTACTGTAGTAGAGATTGATGCTGCAGGTGTAACGGTAACAGGACGTGCTTTGAGTTCAGACGGAACCAATGCCATCACAACCGACTCACCAAGCACCAACGTCATCACGTTTGATCTGGCTGACAACACCAACTTCCAAGCTACTACAACAGGCGACGATGAACTCACCTTTACTAACACTGTAGCTGGTCAATCGGGTAACATCTTCTTAACTACTGGCGGCGGCACAATTTCTGCCAACGCTATGGTAGCTATTAACGCAGATGCGTTAACCAGCTTGTCTACCGCTGGTGTATATCACCTAGCCTACTTTGTAAAGGCCGCAACGGGCGACAATAGAGTTTTGGTTTCTGTATCAGGGGCATTAACATAATATGAGCATTCTTCAAGCAAATGGTGCTGGGCTAGGCGGTGCGGGTGATCCCGGCGGAGCGTTAGCTGGTGGTGGAATCTTAGGTAGTCATGCGATTGACCAGTCTCTGCGGTTTAATGATGGCGATAGTGCGTATCTAAACCGCACACCATCTTCTGATGGTGATCGTCAAATTTTTACCTATAGTGTCTGGTTTAAAGTTGCTAATACAGGTCTAACATACTCAACTCTTTTTTCTGTTAATGACAGAAGTGCTGGAAATTATAACTTTATAAGATTAGATTCTGATGCACTTAGGATTCAGATTTCCGGTGGCGGCTCAAATTATGCTATACAAACTAATCAAGTTTTCAGAGATGTATCTAGTTGGTATCATCTTGTTTTGTCTGTAGACACGACACAAGCAACAAGCACAGATAGAGTTAAAATATATATTAACGGTGAACAAGTTACATCGTTTTCATCAGCGTCTTATCCATCTCTAAATTTAGTCACAGACGTTAATTCTAACACTGAGCATAGAATAGGCTCGTTTGTAGATTTCGGCAGATACTTTGATGGGTATATGGCTGAAATTAATATGATTGACGGCACTGCCCTAGACGCTACCAGCTTTGGCGAAACCATCAACGGCATCTGGGTTCCAAAAGCATACGACACAGCAGATGGCGCATATGATACTAACGGCTTCTACCTGTCATTCGCAGACAGTGCGGCAATAGGCGATGACCTATCTGGCAACACCAATGACTTTACTGCCAACAACCTAGCCGCAAGCGATGTGATGTCCGGTGAAAGCCCGACTAATAACTTCCCTACAATGAATAGTCTTCAAGAAAAGGGCAATGCACAGTCCCTTTATAACCTTAGTGAAGGTAATTTGAAGATGGACACTGGTGCTAGTAACTATGCCCAAATGTCAGGAACAATGGGTGTACAAAGTGGTAAGTGGTACACAGA